TTCCAGAAGAAGAAATACCTATTTTATGGGAATATATGGGATATATTATTTATTCTAAATTAGAGTTAAAAAAGTTAATGATTTTAGTTGGTGATGGACACAACGGTAAATCTAAATTTATTAGATTAGTAGAAGAAGTTATCGGTGATGATAATATTTCTCATGAGCCATTACAAGAACTAACAAATAACAAATTTGCATTAGGTAACTTATTTGGAAAAGTACTAAATAGTTATGCTGATTTATCACAGAATTCACTTGAGGATACTGATAAAATAAAATTATTAACAGGTGACGATAAAATAAGAGGTGAGTTTAAATTTAAAACAGCTTTTTATTTTGACAATACAGCAAGAAATATATTCTCATGTAATATACTACCAAGTATTACTCACTATGACGCACAATTCTTTGATAGACTTTTGATATTGCGTTGTCCTTATAGATTTGAAATAGGTAAAAACGCAGATATGAATATATTGGATAAAGTGTTAACCGAAGATGTGAAGAAAGCATTTTTAAATAAAGCAATAGCAGGGATAAACAGGCTAAGAATAAATAAAACATTTACATATTCACCAATGATTCAACGTGAAACTAATCAATACAGATATAGCAACGATAGTGTATCAGATTTCTTACATCAACATGTAAGAGAAAAATTAGACCAGAATGTTTGGGTATCTAAGAGTGTAATGTATGATGAATATGTGGAATTCTGTAAGCATAATGGTAGAATGCCACTAAGTAGTCAGAAATTCTCATTCAGAGCTAAAGATGCACCACACTTTTTAAAAGAGTTTAGACCATTTGATAGTAAAAAGAATAAACAAGTATATGCATGGAAAGATGTTGAATTAGTAAATCCTACAAAACTTAGGGAGGTTAAGCTAAAATGAAAATAGCTTTTGTGAAAGACCACAGAACTAGGGGAAATAAATTAAATAATTCATTCTTTACTCATAAAGAATTTAAGTTAATAAATAAAGTTTTGAATTATCATTTATTAGACGTTGATCCACAATTTCTATTTTGGGAGGACTATACTACAACGGATGAATTATTTAATGAATTAGAGAGTCATGTATTGGTAATTTTTGGGGAAAAGGCTTCTAAAGATATACTAAATAGACAAAATAAATCAGATACAATAAGTAAATTGCGTGGGCTGTATTATTATAAAAATGATGTGTTTATAATACCAACGTATAATGTATATAAAGTGCTTATTAGCCCTAAAAAGTATTTTGATTTTTTAGACGATATTGGTAAAATATCAAAACTATATAATATGAAAACTCCTGAAAACTATAAAACAAATACAGTAATTATTGATAATTTAAAAGATGCAAAAAAAGCATTTAACAATCTAACAGGTTATTTATCTGCAGATATTGAAACACAAGGGTTAAACTATATGCTTGATAAAATTATTGCTTTTGGCGTAGGTAACGATAAAAAACAATATATATTCACAAAAGAACTATTTGAAAATAAGGAATTTATAAAAGAACTAAAAGTATTTATGGAAGATGAAAACACAAAACTCATATGGCATAATGGAAAATTTGATACTAAATTCTTTATATATCAACATGGAATAAATGCTAAAATGGATCATGACACTATGTTATTAAGTTATTCAATAGATAGCAGACGTGGTATCCATGGGCTAAAAGAATTAACTCGTAAGTTATTTAATGTAGCAGATTACGATGCAGAACTAAAAAAGCATATACCTAAAGGTGGAACTTTTGATGACGTTCCTAAAGATATTTTACACGAATATTTGGGATTTGATGTGCTATTTACTTATAAGCTATATGAGTATTTTATAAATAAAATGAATGAAAGAACTAATAAAGTATATTATAATCTTTTTATTCCAGCTAATTACTTTTTAAGAGATGTAGAATTAAATGGATTAAAGCCAGATTTCAATTATCTACAAGAACTAAAGAAAGAATATACTAAAAAATTAAAAGATATACAGGAAAGACTAGACACAATAGTTAAAGAATGGGGCTTCAATGGTGAGGATTACATGAGAAGCACAGGAATGAAAAGTTTTAAAGGTGGGAAATTTAATGTAGATTCAGTTTATCAACTAAGATATGTAATATTTGATATTATTGGATTACCTCATTATCAGAGGACAGAAACCACAGATGCAGATGCAAGAGCTTACTGGTTAGAATATTTACAAATACCAAGAAAGCCTAATCCTAAAGACTTTGACGATAAGCAAGAATACGAAATTGCACTACAAAAATATAAATCAGACTTAAAAGTTTGGCTTAATGAAAATAAAATAAATGAATTTATATACAAATTTGACAAGTACAAGATACTAAAGAAAAATTATTCATCATATATTAAGGGTTATCTTGACAAATTATATCCAGATAAAAGATTGCACTCATCTTTTTTAATACACGGTACAGAAACAGGTAGACTGTCAAGCACAAGTCCTAATGTGCAAAATATACCAAGGGATAAAAAGTTAAAAAATATTATTAGTGTGGAAGATGGAAATATCTTAATTGAGTGTGACTATTCACAGGCAGAATTAAGAGTATTAGCAGAACTAACTCAAGATGATTTTTTACGTAATGTATATGCAAGTGGTGATGATTTACATAGTAGAGTTGCAGAAGAATTATTTGGTAAAAATTTCACAAAGGAAGAAAGAACTAAAGCTAAAGGAGTTAACTTTGGTTTAGCTTATGGTAGAACAGAGTATTCATTAGCGTTAGAATACGATATGAGCATTGAAGAAGCACGAGAAGTTATAAAAGACTGGTTTATAAAAATACCAACTGCTGGTAAGTTTATAAATAAAACAAGACTAAATCCTATAAAGGGAATAGAAACAATTACACCATTAGGTAGAAAAAGAGAATTTGGGCTAATAACTAACTCGAATAGAAAGAATATAGAGAATGAAGCAATAAACACACCTATTCAGTCAATAGCTTCTGATATGACCTTATTGTCGGGTATTGAACTAAATGAATGGCTAAAACAATTTAAGGTTGGGAAGATTGTAAATATAGTGCATGATGCTCTATTAATAGAGTGCAAACCTGAAAATGTAGACTTTATAGTTAAAAAAACAATGGAAATTATGGAAAATGTACCTAAGAAATATTTAAACGCCAGTATACCTTTTGTGGCAGATGCAGAAGTAGCAACGCACTGGGGTAATAAAATAGATTGGAAAGAGGGTATGAATTATGATAATTGTCGTTGAAGGGTTAGATAGATGCGGTAAAACTACGTTAATTAATAAATTTAAAAATGAATATCAAGTAGATATAATTAGATATCCAGATTATAATGGGATTTTTGGAAAAGAAATAAAGGATCATTTATATGGAATAAATCCAGTAGAAGATGAAACACTTGATAAATACTTTTTTTATAATATCTTAGCAGGATTTAATACTTTAAATAAATATAGATATAACCACAAAAAACACCTAATTATTGACCGTTGGCTTTATTCAACGATAGCTTATAGAAACGGGGTTAACTCACAACATATTTATGAAGCAATTTCGATACTTAGACCCGATTTAGTCATTTATATAGATAAACCCCCACTATTTGATGTGGACAATAGACTATCTAAAGAACAAATATATGATGATAATTATGAAATACAACAGAAAGCAAGAAAAAGATATAAAGATATATTCTATGCTAGAGAGCCATCATCAAATAAATTAAAAACAATAAATCACGTTATAATGCAATATAGATATGAAGAAATAGATAGAATGTACAACACCTTTAAAAAGATAATTCTACAAAATATCTATAAGAACGCAATTTCGTAATAAAAGAATAATTAAGTGTTAATTAGTTGGTAACATTAAAAAACATTCTTTATGCTATAATGGTAATACAACAATCATAAAGGAGGAATAAAAAATGAGTATAGTTTCAAAAGAGTTAATTAATTCTATTAGCAAGAAACATTTATCGACTTCAAGTAAAACAACTTTTCAAACTTGTAGACAAAAATGGTTACTCTATAAGTTATTTACACCTAAGGTAGAGAAAAATTATTTTAAGTACGGTACACTGTGGCATTATGCACTTGAAATATTTTACTCTAATCAAGATGAGAAACTTATAGAAGAAGCAGTAAACAGAGAAATTGAGGACTACAAAAATAATAATTTAGTAATGGAGGAAGAAGTAACAGAGCTTAATAATCAATTAGATACCCTCAGTATTTTGTATAAATTCTACAAAGAATGGGCTAAAGAAAGAGATAATTTTAAGGTAATTGATGTGGAAAAAGAAGATATACTAGAGATAGACGGTACGGAGATAAGAGTTAGATTAGATGCAATTGTAGAAGATGAAATGGGTGGTTTGTGGGTACTAGAACACAAAACGGCAAAACAATTTGACGAAGAAAAATATGAAATAGACCAACAAGTTTCAATGTACACTTATGTGGCTCAAAAGATATACGGAAAGAAATTTGAGGGAGTAATAATTAACTTATCTAAAAAAGGAGTTAAACCTCAAACAGAGTTACCAAGATTAAAGAATGGTGGACTTAGTAAAGATAAAAATAAATACAAAAAAATACCATATCCAATATTAGAAAAAATTGTAAGAGAAGAAGGATTAGAAGGCTTTGATGAAATGCTTAATCAAATGAAAAATGATAACTATTTTTTCAAAAGAGTTTATGTAAAAAGAACAGAAGAAGAATTAGATTTGTGGTTAGAACAAATGAAAGAATTTATTAAAGAATATAAAAACACAGATTCATATCTACCTAATCCCAACTGGACTTGTCACAACATGTGTCAATTTTATGATGTATGTAAAATGTATTTAAAAGGTAGAGATCATAAAGACTTGTTAAATAGTCTATATGATTTAAGAAAAGATAAACAAGAAGAAATGGAAAGTAAAGAAGATAAGGAGGATTGAAAAAATGAAAATAAAAGTTTACATAGGAGATAACCACGAAAGATTATTTGATATTTTAACAAGATTAGAAGAAGAAACAGACGTTAAATGGTTTTTTGGTTCAAAGCCCACTAAAAATTCAGCCCTATCATTTGTACATGTAAATTATTTAATTTATACAGATGGACAAATAAACAAATATTTACAAAATCAAAAATATTTTATTAAACATGACACTGTAGAAGATATGAAAAATATTGATAAAATTTCAGAAGTTACTCCTAATAATTTTGTATCAACAATAAAAAAGATACAGCCTAAAGTAGAAAATAAAGTTGAATTAAATATTGACAATTTTTCTAATGGGCTTGAAAAAATAATAAAAAATTTTATAAAAACATATTTTATGGAAAATACTGACAAATCGGATAAGGAGGATTTAAAATGAAAAAAGTAGTTACGCCTAATCTAAATAAAAGAAGAACAATGCTTTTTTATGGGGATTCAGGTACAGGTAAAACAGTATTAGCTTCAACAGCACAACTCCACGATAACTACAAAAATGTGTTTATGATTGACGGAGAGGGAGGATATAGCTCAATTGCAAGTTATATGGGGGATAAAGCAAAAGATATGCTTATATATCCAGTAGACACTTTAGCTGATTTAGAAGAAGTTGCTGAGTGGCTAATGAAAAGAGAACAAGCACAAAGGTATTATAAAGAAGCAAAGAAGCCAGAAGAAAAGAAAAGATATAGAGATATATTAATCGAGCAAGAACAAGCTATTAGAGATGATGTAACAGAGCCAACTATAATAAACACGATAGTACTTGATTCATTAAGTAGATTTCAACAAATGGCTATGGCTGAAATTGTAGGAGATAATTCTACATTAGACACTAATAGATTCAAAAAAGCAAGTTTCGACCATTGGGGAAAAAATAAAAAAGTATTAAGAAATTTAGTAAATATAATGTTTAATCTACAAAATTACAATTTAATATTCTTAGCTTTATCAAATGTAAAAGAAATTAATGGTGAAGAAAAAATAGTGCCATTTTTAGAAGGAAATTATGTGAGAGAAGTAGGAGCAAATTTTGATATTGTAGGTTATTATGAGAAAAGCTATGACAGAAAGGCAAAAGAAGATGTAAGAATATTGTATTGGGATAACGCAAATGCAATAACTAAAAACAGATTTTCAGACGGTAATTCACAAAAAGACGAAAACAAATTTATGGTAAATCCAACTATCGAGAAGATAGAAAAATTTATAGGAGGTAAGTAATATGGGATTATTAAACAACGATTCAAAAACAAAAACAGTAGATTTTTCACAGGTGAAAGACAATTTTGAGCCATTACCAGAAGGTATTTACAACGCTGAAATAACAGGTGTAGAAGAAAAAGAAAGCTCAACAGGAAATCCAATGTATGTGTGGGAAATAGAAGTAGATAACAAAGACGGTGGAACAGCAAAAGTTAAAGATTTTATGTCATTAACAGAAGCAGCATTATGGAGATTGAAAGAATTAGTATTGGCAACAGGAATTGCTACAAAAGAAGATCTAAAAGGTAGCTATGATTTTGACCCTAACGAAGTAATGGAAATACCAATTAAAGTACAACTTGAAGTAAGTGAATATAACGGATACAGAAATAACAAAGTAAAACATTTTTTAAAGTCAGACTCAGATAAACAAGGTTTAGTGTGAGTTATCAATTAGTGGAGGGGTAACTCTCCACTTTATTTTATAAAGGAGGATATAAAATGACTAGATGGACAGAGCTATTTGATAATCAAGAAAGTGGTAAAGCAATAGGCTTTGTAAGTGGAATTAGAGAGGATAAATTTGGGTGTGTTTTATTTGTTTCGGATAAAGATAGAACTATTAACTTAAGAATATGGAATGTGCAAAAGCATGAAATATCTCAAACATTAGAAAATTTTGTTATATGGGATTTTGATTATTCTAAATATAATGATAAATACAAATCAATGGTTATTGAGGATATTGATTTAGTAGGATTAAAAACAATTGAAAACGATAAAGACTTTTTTGATAGTATTTTTAAAAAAGTAGATTCACAATTGTACTTGAATAAAATAAGAGAAATAATAAATTTCAATATTGAAGACGATAATCTAAAATCAGTATTAGAAGATATATTAGATACATATAGGGAAGATTTTTTAAATCAAAGAGCAAGTACACAGTATCATCACAGCTATAAAGGTGGATTAATATTTCATACATGGCAAGTTATGGAAATAGCGTTAAATAATAGTAGACAATTTAAAGATGTAAATTTAGATATTATACTTGCAGGAGCTTTCATGCATGATTTGGGAAAACTATTTTCTTATGACGAGAATGGATCAATTACAGAAAAAGAAAGAAAGATAGGATATCATATTGTAGGAAGTCTTGAGATAGCTTATAAATTTTTAAAAGATATAGACTACATTGACGATATAATTCATATAATAACAAGTCATCATGGTTGTAAAGAATGGGGAGCTTTAGTAAGTCCTAATACATTAGAAGCAACTATTGTGTTTACAGCAGATATGTTAAGTTCTCATGGTGAATATCAATTATTGGAGTGATTTTTATGATAATAGAAAATTTAAAGCATCAATTAAATGTATATAAATCAAGAAGAAGTAATTTATATCTTCATATTTTAGACAATGAAATTTTAGATGATATACAGCAGTTAGATATAGTAATATCAGAGTTAGAACACACTATTAATGCTTATGAAAATACTATTCAATTACCATTCAAGGAAGTGATATAATGATTTACTTAGGAGTTGACCCGGGATATAGCACAGGTATTGCAGCAATGAATATACCAGAAAATATAAAAATACACCCTAATAAACCTTTTAATAAACACTTATTAGACACAAAAACACTTGAGGGATATATAAATTACAAAAATTTATTAAAGGATGTCAAACCTAATAAAGTTATAATAGAAGATTATAGATTGTATCCTTCTGTGGCTCAAGCAAAAAGCTGGGATAAGATGATAGAAGTTAGAATATTAGGGGTGATTGAGTATATAACAAAATGTGAGAACATAGATTATGTTTTACAACCACCAGCAGATAAATTCTTTTATACAGATAAAATATTAAAAGCTATGAAACTAAAGCAAAGTGTGAAACATGAAAATGATGCTATAAGACATATACTACATTATTACGATAGGAAGTGATGTAATTGATTATAGACTTAAAAAGAAAGGCAAATGGAGAGTTAAAGCACTTAAAGTTATACTATGAGAGAGGGGAATATTCTAAAGGAATTGAGAGTAATCCAGATTTTAGAAAACAAAGAGATGGATCATTTAACTTCCCGCTTAATTGGAGATTGGTAGAACACTTGTTAGAGCAATTTGATGTAACTCTAAAAGACCAAGCACTGAAATGGTTTAATGAGATACAAAAGAAAAAAGAGAAATTAAAATTAATTTATGATAAAAATAGGATACCACAACAGGACAAGCATTTGTACGATTTTCAAACAGTAGACGTTGAGATGTTAAAAAATATGAAAAGAGTAATAAATGGTAATGACATGGGATTAGGAAAAACAATCGAGGTTATTAGTGCATTAAAAGAGATAAAAGCTAAAAAAGTTTTAATTGTAGCTCCTGCAAGTTTAAAGTATAACTGGGGGAAAGAAATAAATAAATTTTCTGATTTCTCTTATGTAACTACTGATTATAAGCAAATGAAATATAGGAAAGAAGAACTAACAAAAGACGTTGAGATATATATTGTAAATTATGAAATGGTTAGAAAAGATAAATATCCTGAATTATTTAATGCAAAATATGACGTTATAGTTGCTGATGAAGCACACAAATTAAAGAATCCAAGCACTAAAGCAGTAAAAGGATTTATGGAATTAAAAAGTGAGTATTTGTGGTTATTAACAGGTACAGCTATAACAAATACTATGGAGGATTTGTGGGGCTTATTACATATTTTAGATGAGAAAATGTTTACTAATAAATTTAATTTTATAGAGCAATTTTGCATAACAACATTTAATCCATTTGGTAGAGCTCCACTAATAGTTGGAAACAAGAACACAGAAGAATTACAGTCTATATTATCTTTATATATGTTTAGGAGAGAGAAAGAAAATACATTAAGTTTACCAGATAAAATTTATCAAGATATTTATGTGAAGTTAGAAGGAAAGCAAAAGAAAATATATGATGATTTAGAAAAGCAAAGCTGGACTGAATTTTCTGATGGTGAATTGTATAAAATAGATAATGCAATATCTTTACTATTAAGATTAAGACAAACTACGCTAAACCCTTCTATTATTGGAGGAAAAGATGAATCAGTAAAAACGTCTACTCTACTAGACATATTAGAAGATACTAATAAACAAGTTATTATATTTTCGTGGTTTAAAGGTTATGTAGATATTCTGTACAATAAGCTAAAAGATAAAGGATATTCTATAAGTAAAATGACTGGTGATACGCCACACAAAGATAGAAGAAAAGCAGTTGATAATTTTGTGAATGGCAAAAATCAGTTATTCTTGGCAACGATTGGATCAGCAGGAGTTGGCTTAAATTTACAAAATGCAAGTACCGTGATTTTTATGGATAAACCATATAGTCCTCATTTAGTAAAACAAGCCGAAGATAGGGTATACAGGAATGGACAAAAAAATAAAGTGCATATAATATCTATAATAGCAGAAAACACGGTAGATGAAGATATAGAAAGAATTTTAAAAAGAAAACAAGACAACATAAGTGAAGTTATAGCAGTTAGAGAAATATTTGAAAATATTGTGGAAAGACTAAAAACTTATAAGGAGGACTGAAAATGAATGATTTTAATTATGAAAAGTTTAGTGATGGGAGATGGGTTTTTAATGCTAATAAATATACTAAACAAAAAGCCTTAACTTTATGGCTGATTGAAATAACAAAAGATTTAAAAAACGTTGAAGATACATTATATATAAAACCTAAACAGCCATATAAATTCTTTGCAAAATACTTTGATGAAGTGCCAGAATACGTTGATATTGATAGCGATACTGGTTGTTATGCTTTATCTGCTCAAGCAGGATTTAGAGAATTAGAAAAAGACGAATTTGAAGTGTGGGTTTTTCCTTCTATTCAAGATTTAAAAAATGGAACATGGGGGATATGAAAGAGGAAGGGAAATTAATTAGAATATAAATAACAAGGAGGAATAAATATGTTTTTTGATTTATTATTTGGAAGTATTTCACAAATTAACAAAATAAATATAATGACAGTTACGTCAGTAATTCAATTAGGACTTATCGTATTATTAATTTACTTAGTGATTAAAGATAGGAGAGATAAAAAATGAATGTATATAAAGATACAAAGGTAGAATTATTGGATCATCCACACAGAAAACAATTGTTATCTACAACAAAATTTGCGATGATAAGTAGATATGATGTGAATAAAAACAAAAAAATAACGGAGTCAGATATGAAAAGACTATTGACTAACTTATATAATTGGGGTCATTATACACCTCTACGCTATCTCCAAGTGATGTTTACTGTTTATGCACCTATTTATTCATTAGAGCAAATAAAACGCCACACAGTAGGGATAAACGTTAACCAGATGAGCCTTAGATATAACAAAGAGCCATTAGGAGTTTATATCCCTTTTGAAGAAAATACAACAGCATATAACATAATTTATGATTCAACATATAAAAGTTTTCAAGAATATAATAAGCTATTAAAAGAAGGTATAAAGCCAGAAGAAGCAAGAGCAGTATTACCAACATCAACAATGAGCGTTATGGGAATAACTTTTAATGTGGAATCTTTTAGGCATATTTGTAAAGCAAGAATAAATAAGAAAGCACAACCAGTAACTTCTGATGTTATTTTAAAAATGTATAATTTAACAAGAAATATTTTTCCGTTCAATTTAGTGGAGGTCGAAAAATGAGATTAATAAAAGACGATTGTTTGAACTTAATACCAACTTTAAAAGACAAGTCAGTGAATATGGTTATTACTAGTCCCCCTTATAACGTAGACTTAGGAAATAACAAATATAAAAAAGACGGATACAATATTTATCAAGATAATAAAGACCATAAAGATTATATTAATTGGTTAAAGTCAGTCTTTAAAGCTCTTTATTCAAAAATGACTGATGATGGAAGAGTGGCAATTAATATAGGAGATGGTAAAAATGGCAGTATTCCTACACACAGTGATGTCATTAATTTAATGACTGAAATTGGATATAAACCATATACAACTATTATATGGAATAAATCTCAAGTTGGCAACAGAACCGCATGGGGTAGTTTTAAATCCCCAAGTTCTCCAAGTTTCCCTACTCCATTTGAGTATATATTAGTTTTTTATAAAAAACACAGAAAACTGCAACATAAAGGAATTACAGATATTGAAAAACAAGAATTCATTGATTGGTCTTTGGCTATTTGGAATTTTGCTCCCGAAACACGTATGAAAAAGATAGGCCACCCGGCCATGTTTCCTGTTGAATTACCAAGAAGATTATTAAAGTTATTCACTTATCAAGAAGATGTTGTATTTGACCCTTTTATGGGAGCAGGAACCGTAGGCGTCGCCTGTAAAACGCTAAACAGAAAATTTATCGGTACAGAAATTGATAAAACTTATTATAATATTGCAAAAGATAGAATTGAAGGTAAATTAACTGATAAAGAAATAAAAGAAAAATATAAGGGGTGATAAAATGATTTGGGTAGACGCTTCATTTGAGGATATAAATAAAATGGGCTACGATGAAGTAACTTTATTTATTGCTGAAAATGGTGAAACAGTAGATAAAATAAAACATGACGGTATTTATTTCCATGAGAGTTTATTGAAAATAATGTATATAGTAAAAAATGGTGAAAAACAAGATTTAAAATTTGCTGAACAGTTTAAATTTAGAACGAGTTATGCTCAACACGCACTATTAAGCGATAGAGCAAAATGGCAAGAATTAAAAATTGCAGCCATAGCAGATTCAACAAAATTTACATTTGCACAAGTATTTAAAATAATAAGACAAACTCCGGGTATTCACAAAGAAATTATAGATAATAAAACTTTCTATTTACCAACGCTAAAAGAAACATCACAATTGATTCATGTGTTAAAAAAATATCCACGCAGTTTTTCTAAGGTATTATATAATTTTGGATTAGATGAGGGCATTGAAATTCTGGATAGTTATATGCCAATTGAAGATTTAAAAATAAAAACTGACTTAAATGAGAAAGAGTTCAACGATATATTAGAACTATTTAGATATAAAAAAATGGGCTTTTATAGAATGATACACGTTGATGATTATGCAGAAGCCTACAAAATGATGAAAGAAAAGGAGCAGCGAAAAAGATGAGTGAAGATAATAGATATTTTTATTTTTCATTTGCAGATAATCAAGGTGTGCTAAATCACAGTGCAGTAAAGATGAGAGGTGAATTTGACCCTATAATTGTTATAGCGACAATGTTTAAAGAAAAACAGGAAATACCTATAATATTGAACGTTATAGAAATAACTTATGATGCATATGAAACTTTTACTAAGCAATTAGAAATTTTGTCTTAATTATAATGTAATAAAATAATGGTAGTATTATATACGAAAGGGGGTAATCTTATGGAACACGCTTATGACATAATAGATAAATATAAAAAAGATAACTATTTAACATGGCAAGAAACAGCTAAAGACTTAGAAATTTCAAAGTTTACTATTTCTAAATTAAAGTCTATAAAGAATGGATCAAAAGAAAATGACTTAACGCCTAATCTTATAAAGAGATTATCAAAACATTCAATATTTAAAGATAAAGATATTATTGAATTTCAAAAGGAGGAATAACAATAGGGTATTTTTGAAGCTTATGTTTTTTCAAAAATTAACTGCACCACAATGCTATAAAGAAAATAATAAATAAATACATAAAAAAGAGGTGAATAACATGGATATGAAACAATTAGAAAATGCTATTAAAGCAATAAAAGACTTAGGCTTAAAAAGAGTTGATGGAGAAGGGTATTCAGTATATAGAGCAGGTAAGGTCATTAGAATAGATATAAAGGAGGAATGAACATGTGGTTTTTTATAGCTGGGTTTCTGATAGGTGGATTTTTTGGTATATTAGCTATGGCTATGTTACAGATAAACAAAAGAGATGATTGAGTTCAATTGTAATAAAAATGTAAAGTGAACTAATATGGGTATAAAGTTCAATTGTAATACAAATGTAATAAATATTTAAGTGAAAATCAAAGTTTAGTTAATTAGCAATATAGATACAAATGTATATTGTATATAAAAATATGCAATGTACATGCAAATATACAATGTATAATAAATGTACAATGTATATTTAATATGCAATGTACATTTTTTATACAAATATAAATGGAGGGATACAATGAACGAAAACAAAAACGTATTTTATTTTAAAACAACAGAATGGTTTTTTTATGAAATTGAAAATAAACAGAAGAAGGTAAGAAGGGATACCCACGAAAAAAGATTTTTAGATTTTATTAAGAAAGGTGAAGTAGATATTTCATTTTTTAAAGATGCAGTAAAACCAACAAATGTGGCTAAAAATTTTGTAAGAACATTAAAAAAAGTCGGTATTCCGATAGATGTTATCGTAGAAGATAGAAGATTAAAAAAGATACAAATAAATAGGGATATTAAAGTGTACTGGAATGATGAATTAATAAAATAAGGTTGGTGATTTTATGTACAAGATATATCTAAGAGAAGGACATAAATTATCCTTAGTCGGAAAAACTAAGAACTTAAAAATTGCACAAATAATTCAAAGATATTATGGAAATGCTTTTATAGATGGGCGAGGTGAGCATATTGTCTAATAAAAACTTACACAAAGAATTATACAGTTTTATTGATATGAAAGTAAAAGATAAAGAACAGTTAAAGGATATACTTAACAGTAAAGAGCATGTGCAAAAATTTTTTAATGGGAATCAAATAAATATAAAAAAACATAAAAATTTTATTGATGTGAAAGCAGAAAATTGTCAGAATTATATAAAATTTATTTTATCTGACAATAATGAAATAGATACGTTTTTAACTGTGGGAAATGATAACTTTGAAAAATAACCTACCAGTCATAAACCTAAATTTAGTTTTTAGATTTAAAGTTAGAGAATTACATAGCAGTACAAAAGAATTTGCGTTAGAAGCCGTTCTATCGACAGGTGAAATTGCTGTTATAACGTACAACGAGGATAAAGCTATTTTAGAAGAAATGAAAGAGGAGTACGAAAATAGATTAAGGTGGATAATAGATGAGCAGTACAAATAGAGGATATGACAGACACAAAAGTGATTATTATGTAACTCCTAAAGATGAAATAAGAAAATTTATAAAATATTCAAAAGAGTATATCTGGTACTTGCAAAATTATGACATTTTAGACCCTTGTGCTGGAGGAGATAAAAATAATCCAATGAGTTATCCAGAAGTATTAAAAGAAAATAGCATGAAAAATATTGACACAATAGACTTAAGAGAAGATTCAAAAGCAGAAATAAAAACTAACTTCTTAGAATTTAATTCATCTAAAAAGTATGACATTATAATTTCTAACCCACCATTTAATTTAGCTTTAGAATTTATTGAAAAAGGTTTATCTTTATTAAAAGAAGATGGGTATTTGATATTTTTATTAAGATTAAATTTCTTTGGAAGTAAAATTAGAAATGAATTTTTGTTGAAACATATCCCAGAATACGTTTTTATACATAGTAAGCGTATGAGTTTTACGCCAAATGGAAAAAAAGATAGTATTGAATATGCTCATTTTGTTTTTAGAAAAAAACGCTAATTATGAATATACTAAAACAATATTACTACCATATGATTGATAAGGAGGTTAAATTAATGAATAATGTAATTTATTTTGAAACAGAACAAGATATGCCTAAAAAATATTACGCTAATGACGCAGGTGTAGATTTAAAAGCAGGAGAGAATAAAGTTATTAAAAACTTTGAAGTTGCAACGATAGAAACTAATGTGAGTGTAGAGTTAAAATTTGATACATTTGGATACATCACAGGTAGATCAAGTTTTAATAAAGACGCTATATTATGTTTAAACGGAACTATAGATTCAGGTTATAGAGGTAAAGTACAAATAAACTTATTAAACTTATCTGGTGAAGATTTAGAAATTAAAAAAGGTGAACGTATTGCACAAATGCTTTTAATTAAAAGAGATAAAGACGTTATTTGGGAATTAGGAAAAGCTCCACAAAACAGTGAAAGAGGAAGTAATGGGTTTGGATCAACTGGAATATAACAAGCTAAGGAGGATAAAATATGATTTACTGTATAGAAAAAGGTGTTGGCTATATAGGAAATAATGTGGAAATTAAAAAAGAATTTTTAAAAGATAATGCAATAAAAACATATAGAAAATTATCTTATATAGAAAAAGCAGATTTAGAACTATACGATTTTTATGATAGCTATATGTGTGAAAATATAACAGATATAGTA